TTTATGTCGTGCTTCCCGGACTGGACGGACGAATCTTCACCTAAAAGATTATCCTTTTTAGGGTCAGGCTCACCGCCCAGCATCTGAAAGTATTGAACCTTTACTGTATCTGCCAATTATGATACACCACCGGAGACATTTACACTTGTCCCGATAATGACCTGACCGTCTACCAAATTATCAATAGTCGGTGCAGTTGGACTGGCTGTATCTACTGTAATGGTTAATGCCGTTCCCAAAGCAGACCATGTTCCAAATTTATCCAGCCATTTAGCTTTAAAAATATGGTCACCATCCGGTAAAGCTTCCACTAATTGAAATGTCGCAGAGGTGGCGTTATGTGCCGCATTGGTGATTGCAACCTGTTTATCTGCTAAATACAGCGCCAGTTTATCCACTGAAGTTGCCGATGCTGCTGTTGCCCCAGTTGGAGTAGGCAGTGCTACACTTGCTTGTATCCGCGGAGAATTGTCATTCGTGTAATTATCGGTGGAACTTTCACCTGTATCATCCAAAAGATCTACGGTTGGTTTCACGCTTGACCCTGTGATGATATTGTACGTTCTAAATCCCGATTGGTTACCGGCCTTATCTTCTCCTTGTACCTTTAAAGCATGAGATCCGCCTGCCAGAGCTAAAGCTGATTTTGACCAGCTTGATCCGGTTATGGATAGATTTGGTGCAACCTTGTTTGCCCCATCCCAGACATGGACTTTTCGTGTGTCAACTACTGTTGCCATGATATTTTCCTTTATTTATGTATTGCTGATTATAACCGATCCATCCAGATCGATTTCTTCCGTTATGAACACCTGTCCCTCAACAATATTTTCAATACCCACGTCTATGTGGTTAAACACCAAATGTCCCTTTGTATGAGCAGGTTTTAACCTGTCAATTTTTTCGATTATCTTTTCAGGATAAACTGTGTAAGTGCCGTCTTCAGTAATCCTGTTATAAACCTTTACCCAGAATAAAAATTCCGGGAGTTGATTATCCATTTTAGAATAAATACGAGTCTTTCGGTTAGAAGCAAATTGTTCGCTTTCCTTGTCTGCAATTGATAGCAGAACCGACCGATTAAACATGGCTTCTTTCTCCATGTCTTTTGCTTTGAACAATATCCATTTTTTACCATCAGCAGATATCTCGTAAATAAAATCCACCCTAATATCGGGAATCAAAAGTTCAAGATAATATTTCATCCCTTCTTTTGTCCCCAAGAACGCTCTCATCTGTGGATCTATTAACAATTCATTATAGTCCATATTATCTAAATTTTTATCTTTGGCGTGCTCTTCTAAAAAGTCCGGATAATCAGTCTCATAGAAATCTGTGGTTGTATCTGTAGGAATAAAAAACTTTGAGAGTCTCGATTTTAAAATGGATGTCTTTAATTGAGTTAAACTATCAGCTATCGTTCTCAAAATCCCGCGAAGATTGGAATTATTATTTAAAGATTTCTTCATAAATGACGGCAATAACCACCAGAGATATTCAAACATTGATTGCCCCCAATGCGGTTTCCAGCGCGTTCGTAATAATCTCACTGTCCTGATATGATCTTCCTTTAACGGTCTGGTTCACCGAAACTGTGTCAATTTGGATCATTTCATCCGGTGCAGCACTTACTTTTTCTGTCGGGTTTATAATATCGACTGAATAAACGCCACCCACTTCCATGATATCTGCAACCATTCTGGACAAAATCAAATGCTCACCAATCAACAGTTTTGTATTCATATTCAGTAATTTCTGCCTGACTCTTGTCTCCACATCATCAAGTTCAAACGAGCTAAATCTTTGTAATGATATTTCAATGTCGACTGATTTGACATTTGGACTTAAAACATGAACTGACGCAGTCAGAGGTTTTCTTGTTTTTACTGTATCATGCACCTGTTGTAACAACTCTGGTGTAGGGATTCCGTTTTCAGCAGCAATCACCAAGCCCACAGTACCGGGTCCAAATGGGAAATCATCTAATATTTGCACAGATTTTACTCCAGCCACAGATAGAGCCCAGCTTCGGTATGCATCTGCTGTTCCGCCTACACCCAATTCATCCCAACGGTAAATAGCTCGGGTACGAAAGTCTTCATCTGTTTCAATGTCTGTTCCAACCGTCACCTGCCAGCTTCTTACCCCCGCCCCGAGATTTACCGATTTATTTACCACACCGTCAATTCCTGCAATATGGGTAGTCATTTTCACAATCGTCTCTTTACCAACATTGTAATTAGAGCCTTGTTCAATGGCTTCCATAAGGGTGAAAACTTCGGTCTCCCCTGCAGGTAAAATGACTTCTTCAATTGTTTTAAATCTGTATTCAACTCCTTCACTATCTTTCACGGTTTTTACAATCGTGCCAGCAGGAATCGTAATATTTTCATCCTTTACTTCATTTCGATAAAAAGTGATGTATCCGGAAGCTTTTTGTCCCTGTTTTCTTAATAAGCCTAACTCACGCACTTTTAAATCCAGCCATTTCCCATCAGCTGTCTGAATGAAACCAGCTCTGGTTACGGTGTGGATTAATTGATACAAATCTGACATTGCCTTGGCGATGGTCTCTAAAATGGTTCGGATAACAGAACCAGGATTAAGATTGGTGATATTCGTATTATCTACCACTCCTATGATTAATTCATCTCTTACTTCTGTATATGATTTTATCATCAGTTTAATCCACCAATCTCATCGATTGTAATCCCCCAAAGGAGAGTTAAAGGATGAATCTTATCCAGGGGTATAAAAGAGATATTAACCAAAATCTCTTCCGGGGTGTATTTCAAAAGTTCCACCTGGATGGCGTTTGGATTAATCCGTTTCTCTTCTTCTAAAGCTGTAATAACAGATCGTTTAATTAAAGCACGATTTAACTCTGTATCCGCCTGTCCTAAATATTGAAATAAGATTGAACCAAATTCTTCATGAGAAAACAGATCACCATAAGATGATTCCAAGCGATGACGGATATCCTGCAGCAAACTCTCATTGCCCTGGACTGTGAATAGATCCCCAGACGGGTTTAGAGATAAATCGCCGGATTCGTCTAAAAAGAGATCATTTCCTAAAATTGCCATAAAATCGACCGCCTACATTAGCCCACGTCGGCTTTTTTATTAGGCTTTGGTATGAAAGGTCGACGGAAAATATCCATCATTCCGACTATAATGCCGATAATCATAATCAGTCCTAATCCTAAAAGCACAGATCCAAGCCCTAAAAGGAACAGATTTGCCACCCAGTTAGCAATTTCAATCATGATTTAAAACCGCCATTTTAGTTGAATAATGGATTTAACCACATCCAATGCTTCTTTCATGATTTCATCTTTTTCTGCCTTGGTCAGTTTCTTGTCACTATATCCGTTTTTTAAGGCAACCGTCAATTCAGAAAGTTCTTTTACAACCTTTCTGTATTTTGCTGTGACGAGTGTGGCCACTGCTCCTAAAATGAGAACAATGAGATACAATCCGTTATAAATTGAAAACCAATCTTCCATGTTATTTATCCTTTTTATTATTAGCCACAGAGTCCACAGAGAAAAACTTTACTTTTATTACAATTCTTTTATCTGTGTTCATCCGTGTAATCCGTGGCCTATTAGTATTTATGTTATGGTTGCCACAACAGGTGCTGTTTGAGCTTGTGCCACTGCCGTCCCAGCTGTGGCCAAACCTGCTACCGTTATTGTCATTGATTTAATGTATTCATCAATAGCTGTGGCGATTTGTTCTGCCGTCTCATCCATCGTTTTATCTTCAGATGAAGTAAGAGCAGTTTTTATAGCTGACTCCAAGCTTGATTTATTTAACGGCATGATAAACCATCCTTCCTGTTTCATCCAGACTTGCTTTTAATTTTTCTTTTCTGTTTCTTTTATGAGAAATATGAATCCACTCTGACTTTCCTTTTATCTCGTAAATACATTGGTCGAATAAGATGCTATGAGAAACGATATAATCGAACACCTTGGGCGTAGGAATGTCTTTCACCACAAAGTCTGCTGCTTCCCCTTTCATGTGTTGAGAGTAAAGTGAACCGCCAATAGCCTTATTCAATTCTTTTGACCTGTATCCGCTTGTGATATAAATAGGCATTCCAAAGTTCTTTCTGACAGGTTCTAATACAATTTTACAAAGTGCTGTAATATTTTTTATCTGCTCCACTGATGGGGTGTTATTGATCTTCTTCTCATCAGCCGTTTTTGACTTTGTAAACTCTTTTAATTGAAAATGGGGGCTTATACGCATTTGACAACTCCAGAAAGTTCTGCTCCTGTTAAAAGTTGAATCGGAGGTGTGGATGGACCAACCCCTGTCCCATGTGTATGAGCATTAAAAAGTGATTGAAACGTATTACCTTTTATGACTGCTTCAGATGCGGACTCGCCTAAATTAATCTCTGGTGCATTGACATTGACTTTTGTGTCACTCTCTATTGTGACCGTTCCATCTTCATCCAGAAAGATTCTGGAAGTCTCACTTTCGATTAAGAATTGATTGGAAAATCCGGTCTCTGTAACAAATCCTTGAATAAAAGGCTTGGTATTGTCTCCATCCAAAAATCCCACGATAACAAAGCTGTCAACAGTTGGTAATGCCAAAAGTCTGGTTATGGGGGTTGCCCAGACGGAAAGAATTTCTACCAGTGGAATGACCGGATGAGTCTCATCAAACGGCTGCACATCGCAGGTGTATGTATCCGGCTGAACCGCCACCACTTTCCCCTTAATCGGCTGTTTTACATACAAACCAATATCAGGCTTAATCCGTTCGATAATCTTTTTTAGATATGCTTCAATCATATTGCACTCACCCCAAGGGTTGTTCTACCGCCCTTATCCCAAACATATTTGGCAGATTCCACTAAAAAATCAGATTCGTTTATTGTGATTATGTCCCCTGTAAAGACTGGAACGATGAGTGTAGTAAGTTTTTTCCCTTCTACCCACTCGACAATATTCTCACCTGTGGTAAATCTTATCACAGATGTTGTGGTTATATCCAAAGATTTCCAAATGAATGTATCTCCACGCGTGAAATAGACTTGGGGGACTGCTGTCTCTTTTTCCACATCTTTCGTGATTTTTTGTAAAATGGAAGCGGCAGATTCATTAAAGATCGGAAACACTTTATAAGCCAGGTCAGACTCTTCAATCTCCAATGTGAGATTTGATTCAGAGAGAACAGATTTTAAAATGTTTGAAGCAGTCTCTTCTACAAATGTTTGTGAGACAGAAATAGAATTAAACCCAACTGAATAGTCTAATGTTTTTAAAATGACATCTTCCTTTTGGACATTAATTGATGAAATCACTCCTTCAAATAAATCTTCATAGTTTTCGTCATATCCCCAAGAGATTTTGATTGGATCACCTCTTGTGAGATCGGGTGCAATTGTATTATCCACATCCCTAAAGGAAAGAGACATTGAATCCATCTCACCATACAAAGATGATGATAATTCAAACCGAATCACCACAGGACTGATTTCTTTTTCATTGACTATTACTTTTATCCCCGGGTATTGCATTATTCTGTGTCCTCAACTGGAGAATCGCCATCAAACTCACCACCCATTGCATCAGACTTCCCTGCTTCATATTGCTCTGACAGATAATCATTATCTGGATTTCCCAAGGCTTCACTTAAATTTTCATCCCCGGCAATCGCTTCTTCGCCTTTTGCCTCCGCTTCTGCCTTTGCTTCTAATTCTTGAGCCTGTTGTGTCAGTTGAACTTCAATGGATTCATATTCGGACAGAGTCAAATTCACAGACACCAGATCCATGGTGCTATCGGATATTTCCACAGATTTGATTAAGACCTGCTTGATTCCGATCGTTTCAGTGAGAGTTGATGCAATATCAACCGCCTGTGGTTTTGTATCTTTACTGCCCCTGAATAAACTCTGAATCGCTTTAAATCTGTCTGGTGCTTTTTCTTTGATTCTGCCGTTTTCATAGGTGGCAGGGATTTCTAATGAGAGTGTGATTTCACTATCTTCATAGCCGATGGGTTGTTTGACTTTTCCGCTTCTTCCCGGAATCTCAATCTCATCCACCTTCATGGATTGCTTAATTTTCATACTCTTGGGTGGAACAGGAAGTATTACGCCACCGAGCATCACTTCCATATATGTGTTGTTGCTCTGAATCGGTTTTAGTTCTGTAAAAAGACTCATGGTATAGCGATTTCCAATTTGTCTGACTTACCAGCTAAATCTTCAAACACATCCATCAGTTTAGATTTAAAATCTTCCGGGTTTCCTCCGTCTGCTGAAACGTAAATGGTGTTTTCCTTTACAGAACGATCAATATAAACAGACTTTGTCTGCTGCTGGTTGTAAGCGGTGTTATTGATAACAGATTGAGTCAAATTTGAACCGGTCTTAAATGGATTCTGATCTGCAGGAATCACCGCCTCACCTTTGTGGATGACAGCCAGCATATCCTGCGGTACCTCCATTATACCAACCGCCAGTTTCGGAATCTCTGGTATAGCCGGAATCCCAACCTTCCCGGTTACACTGTTTACACCACCAATTAAAGAATTTGCCTTATCAATCACCCAGTTAATGGAATTTGTGAACATGGATTTAATCCCATTCCACACACCGGAGATTGCATCCGATATTCCGTTAAAGATGGTTAATACGGTGCTTTTAATGGAGGTAAATGCAGAGACAAAAAAGTCTGCAATAAAGGAAACACCGATGGTTATACTTTCCTTGAAACTATTAAAACCAGTTGTAACACTGTTCCAGACTCCTGATATGGTGTTGCCGATGGATTGCCAAGTGGAAGAGAGCCATTCAAACACAGGAGAAAAGATGGATAAAAAGAAACTTTTAACCCCATTAAAAACCGACTTTATCAACTCCCAGCCTGCCTGAAACGGTGTGGCCAGTGCTGATAAAATCTTCTCACCTGCATCCTTTATTCCTGACACCACCCATTTGATTCCATCCCAGATAAAAGAGAAGACATTCTTTATCACCTTCCACACCCCTGATACGGCAGCTTTAATTAAATTCCAGGCACCGACAAAAGTAATTTTGAAGATATTGTAAATAGATCCCAGTACCCCTTTAATCAGATTCCAAAGACCTGTAAAAGCGGTCTTTATTCCAGCCACCATCCCCTTAACCATATCTTTGGCAGCATCCAAGGCTCCTGAAAAATCCCCTTTTAAGATGCTGCCTATAATTTTGAAAATGCCTGAAAAGAAGCTGAAAAACGTTTTCAAGATTCCCGTTACAATCTGAAATGCTCCTTTAAATCCTGTTTTAAGAAACTTAAACAAAGGCATGATGTATGGTTTTACAGCAGAAAAAACTCTTTTAAATATCCCGACAATAAATCCCACCACGTATGCCACCAGACCGGCAAAAGCCATGAGGGGAGATTTCATGCCGGTGAAGGATGAATTCCAACTTTGATACCAATCACGGATGGATTTAATCATGGAACCAATCCCTGCTTTCACCCAAGTCGAAATCATTGTAAATGTACTTTTTATCCAAATAAAGAAAGGCTTAATGGCGGTCCATGCTGCATCCACCACATCTTTGAGTCCTAAAAAATTATGCTGCCACGCTTTGTAGAGTGCAATTGCACCCAGAACAATTGCTCCGATCGGCCACAATATTGACCACAATACGCCAGAGAGAACCCCTAATGCTGTGGATAAGGTCATACTGCTAACGCTTGTTCCTGTCATGGTGGCTGCCATTGAAATAAGGGATGTGGTAAGACCGGATGTGGATGT